GTTCAAACTGAAAACCTGTGACTTGTATTCGGCTGGTTGCTGCTATACTAGAGTACACATAAGCTCTTACTCTTGCTGCATTCGCAGGTGCTGTATCTGTAATTTTGTATCTTCTCCAACCTTGACCAACAAAATTACTTGGTATTTCTTCACCTAATGTAGCGCTGCGTGGTGCTGATATAAGATTACCATTTGCATCAAGCCAATGGTAATATAAATCAACTGACCCATCTTGGTTCCACTCTAATACATTGATATAAACAGAAAATGTATATGTTTGTCCTGCTGTTATATTAAATGTGTGCCCATAGGCACAACCAACCGACGTTGAACTATCAACGAGCTCAATATACCTTCCTAAAGGTCCACCATCTTTGATTGTACGAGAAGACCAACCCCAGGTATAATCAAACCCACTTTCACCATTCTGAAATGTTGGATTCGTAAACAAATTCGTCGTCCCCTCCTCCACCGCAAAGGACGTGACGCCGGAGAAGGGGACGTCGTCCTTCCTTATCGTCACACAGAGAGAACCGTCATCGTTGTATATCAATCCATAATTTGTTTTAACTAAAGCCATCAATTATCACCCCTCAAGCGTAATTTCCTTCGGTGTTTCTGTACTTGCCAAATCCAATCGTTCCTGAATAATTGGTTCGAGCTGCTTGTACATTTGTTTCAGTAACTCTGGAATAAACGGCTTTAGAAGTAAGTCAAATTCTGCTTCTGAAATATATTGGTAATATTCATAAACTGTAACAAGCTGTGTTGTTGTATTCTCGTTTTCATCAATAAATGTTTCTTCAATCTGTTTTTCTGTTATGTTATAGTTGAATGCGTATTTGACTAATACTTTATTCTTTTTAATGTCATCAGTAGTTGAAATTATTTGAATTTCGCTTGGTTTTGTTGTGCTTTGAACCATTCTTATCCCTCCTTTAAACTTAAAAAAAACAGGGGCTTACGCCCCCACCTTATGCAAATTTTATTTGTCCTGTGTCGATGAGTTCCTGTATTGCTTCAGCAAGGAAGTCATAGAATTTCTGCTTGTGATCCATGATAAAACTTTCGTTTGCGTACAGGTTTATGATGTTATACACCGTCTCAGGGCCTGTACGTGTGACGTTTGCTACATACTCTTGCGTGTAGCTTTCCGCAGTGCTTCCAAACTGTGCTTCGGGGAATTTTTCCTCTGCTTCCTTGAGAATCCGATCAAGCCCCTTCACTGTTCTGCGACCGAGGTTGATGATCCCGAACGTGAGGCCCCTTACAATGTCCGAGACAACGTTGTATAGTACGTTGAATGCGTCCGCTACAATGCTGAACACGATGTAGAGGCCTTTTGCGATAGGTCTCAGAATTGTGTTGTAGAGCCACAGGAAAATCTGTGCAAGTGCCTGCAGGAGTGCGTTGAAGGGCTCGAGCAAGGGCACAAGAAGTGTGCCTATCGTCTGACCGAGGATTGTGAGCAGTTCTACAAACGGCATCAGTGCGCTGTCGATGATGGGACTTACTACTTTCATCATCGCTTCGAGGATTGTTCCGATGGGGTTGAGAAGTTTTTGCACGCTTTCGAGACCGCTTATGAGATCCCAGAGCGTTTGCACGAATTGTGCAAAGATCGTGCCCCCTGGAAGCTGATATAGATCCCCGAGAAGACTTATGAGAAAGCTATCCACTGCGGATTTGATCGATTCTGTTTCGCTGAGAATTTCTGCAATGAATGAGTTCGAGTACCAATCTTTGAAGCGTGTCCACGTGTCTTTTGCAGTATTCAGGAACTCTTCCCACCACTTCTTCGCTTCTGCTTGTGCTTGTCTTGTTTGCTCTTGTATCTTGCCTACGATCGTGGCAAAAGGAGAAAGATCCAGTGCAACTGTGTGTACTGTTCCAACGCCGGCACCAACGGCACCTCCTGCTTGATACCCACGTCTTCTGATGCGCTCAAGCACCGCCACGAGTGTAGGGAATTTCTTCACCATCCACGCGGGAATGACGTATTCGCCTGCGTGTACAAAACCAGCGATCTGATCGACGGGGCCATCGCCTGTGTATCCACCTTCCTGTTTACCCCAGAGCCAATCTTTTCCGATGAGCCAGCCCCCGAAGGTCGCAAGGCCTTTTCCTGCGGCTTTGAGTCCGCTCAGGATCCCGCTTCCTACGTCCTTCATCCAGTCGACGCTTTTCTTGAAGATCTGTTGCAGTGCGTCGACGATGGGTACCACGATCGTTTCAAACAGCAACTGCCCAACCCACGCGAACAGCTCCTTGAGCCACTCCCAGCCTTGTTCCATTCCCTTTTTGAATTGCTCCCATAGCCATCCGAGGAAGGCCAGCAGTTTGTTGCCGAGCCAGTCGAGAAAATTTGCTGCGCCCGTTCCTGCTTTTGCGAAGAACCACTCGAGAAAGACCACGAGGCGTTCCCAGAAACTCTGCGCGTTCCTTGCTTCCATCAGCTGTGCGATTTCTTCTCCCCACTTCTGAAATGTTTTCCACACAGACTCTGCTACTTGCCCGAGCCACAGTAGGAAGTCCACAAAGCCCTTGCCTTTGTTTTGGAGCTTCCAGATGCCCGCGATTGCACCTGCTATACCAAGTAGAATCAGAACCACCGGATGCGCTACCGCTCGAATCGTTTCGGCGAAGAATTTTAGAGGGATGAGCACGCCAAGGAGAAGACCACCGAATTTTAGCAAGCTCCAGATCATCGGACCCAGAACCGACGCGTTTGCTTTGATCCAGTTTGCAAGATCAGACATTTTTCCAATCGCGAAAGTGAGAAATTTGACAAGCTCGGGACGTATCGCTTCGAATAGTGCAAGGCTGAGAGTTTCAAAGCCTGACTTTAGTTTTGCAAGCAAAAACGAGATACTGCCTGTCTGCTTTGCAAAAGCATCATTCAGTGCTTCTGTGCTTCCTTGGATGCCTTCGAGCACATCTCTGTACTTTTCGAGGTTGTTTACCCACGTTAGGATTGCTCTTGTGCCTGTCTCAGAGAGCGATAGCTGTTCCAGAAATGCTCTCTTTTCTGCGTCAGAAAGTCCCTTCATCTTCTCGTAGAGCTGTTCCACGACGTTTGTGAGTCCTATGAACTGCCCGTTTGCGTCGTAGATCGTTATGCCGAGCTTTTCGAATTTGTCCGCCTGCTGCATGATATCTTGAAAGGCTCCTTCTACGGCGTTTGCCGCTTCCGCAGAGCGAATACCTGCGGTGGTTAGTGCCACATAGCCCGCCATTGCTTCTCTCAGCGAGACACCGAGGTTTCTTGCCGCGGGAATGATTGTTCCAAAGTCGCGTGCAAGCTCCTCGTATGTGAGCAGACCTTTTTTGACCGCCTCGAACTGCATTGCGTACACCGTGTTGAGATCCTCGATGCTCATTCCGTACGCATTGATGATTCCGATCGCACCCTCGAAAGCAAGTTGAACGTCTGTAGCGCCTGCGGTAGAAGCCTTGAGTGTTTTTTCAAGCACATCTATTGCGTGAGTTGCATCTATCCCTGCAGAACCGAGGGTATAGAGAGCGTTGTTGAGTTGTTTGAAGGAAACGCCGTACTCTTGTGCAAGCTTTGTGAGAGATTTTCTGAGGTTGTCGATTTGCTCCTGAGAGGCGTCGAACATTGTCAGCGCGTTCTGGAAGGTTTTCTCGAATTCTGCTCCGAAGTATGTCGTAGAGGTGATAAGCGATGCTAATGCACCCACTGTTGCCGCGACACCTTTTATTGCAGTGCTGAGTCCCTGGGAAAACTTCTTTACCTTCGCATCGAACGTCGCAAGTCTCCCCTCTGCTTTTTGTAAGGTTGGAGAGAGATTGTCTACTGCCTTCAGAATGACAGAGAGCGTCGCTGTGTTCATGCTCTCACTCCTTTGTTTTGTGAAGCAAGAAGTTTCACGTATTCGACCCTGTAGAGCTCGAGGATGATCGCCCAATCAAGGGGTTGATCGAGCCAGCCCCCGCACTCGGGAAGTTGCACGATGTTTCCTTTGTGGTCGAGCATCATCTGTGCATGCCAGAAGTATTTCTCGGAGAGGAGTTTGTACGTCTTGTCCTGAGGTGCTCGAACGTTTCGGAGAAACATCGAAACGTAGCGCCTGAGCAGGTCTTTGTCCATCGAGAAAACAGGTTCTACTGTTGCGAGGAGTTCTTTCATCAGCGTGTCAACAACATCGTTTCGCAATCGTCGAACGTTGCTGAGTGTGATAGGTACGTTCTCACTCCATTCGTGGATGTGTAGTGCAAGACAGAGAAGTCTTTCGCCTTCTCGAAATAGCTGATATCCACGAACAGTGAGGGGGCGGAGTACTACCCAACCGCCCCCGACTTCAACCAATCTCATACATCTCCCTCAGCTTGTTCCAGATATTAAGAAGTGTGACGGCTTCGACTTTGCGCAGATTCTCCACTGTCACGGGCACTGCTTCGCTCCAATTTTTGATTACGCGGGCAAGAAACTCGTAGGGGATTGCCTCGAGCGTCGACAAATCCACAATCGCTCTTCTGTCCTCGGAGATCTCGATTTTGCTGTTCTGAAAGACTCTCAAAGCGAGTTCTCTTTCGTATGCGGAAAGCTCTACGGGTACTTCAACCCACGTGTCTGTTTCTTCCTCGACTATGTGCTTATCCTTGATATATAGCTTCACGGTGTCAGTTCTTGCAAAAAGTCCCATCGTCTCACCTCACATCAGTATGAACCTGTTGTGTTGACATAGTCTCTGACTTCGATGATATCGCCTGATGCAGGAACCAGTGCTGTGAAGGATGCGCTCATGACGATCTTCTCTGCTCCGCCGATGTCGTGGTTGATCTCGCTGAACCTGATTCTCGGAAGGTAGATCTGCAGTTTCTCGCCTGTTGTCTTTGCAAGCTCTATTCCGAGTGCGGCATCTTGGAAGCTCTTGAACTTTGCGTATTCTCCGGAAATCACAGATGCATCGAAAATGATGTCAAGACGCCCCGTGATCTCAAGTTGCTGAGGCTCAAGCGTCTTCCTTTTTCCTGTGCCGTCAAGCCTGTAGTCGTCGGTGTCGAGATTGTTGTTGATTGTGAGCTCGATGGAGGAGTACAGATCTGTGGTGGTTGTGAAGTTGTCTGTGTACAGCTTCAGTTCGCGGAAGTAGTAGGGTTCATCGCCCGGCTCTGTGATTGTTCCTTCAACTGCACCGCCTTCGATTTCGTCTTTTCCGACCACGTCGATGGAGATTTTGGGGATTGCTCCCACGGAGCCTGAGAAAGTCAGCTGATTTACCTTGACGCCGACATAATGAAACTTTTGCCCTGCGTGATCGACTTGTATTGTTGCGCTCGGAAGATCTTCGCTGAGTGAGATTGGAACGATTTTCGTGTGATCTGTCTCGAGTGTTGCTTTCCCGAGCGCAAGGAAGAACAGAACAGGCGTGGAGTATGGATAGACTTCCGCCTCAACTGTGCCTTCAACACCCAACTTTCCTGGAGCGAGCGCTTTGATTCCTCTTACTCCCAGCAGAGCCTCGGATGTCTGTGTGTCTGCGCGGAAGTTTATGCTTTCGCTCGTGAAGGGGATTCTGTACTCGAGCATTGCCGCACTTCCGAATGTGCTTTCTATTCCAAGGAGTATGGAGCTTTTTGCACCTGTGTAGGCCATTCTCATCCCTCCTCGACTTCAATTGCGAGGTAGCAGAAAAGTGCCTTGAGATTGTTCACGTATGCGAACTGCACATCTGACAGCATAAAGGTCTCGAAGTTGTCGCTTAGCACCTGTGAGATCTGGGAGAGTTTGCCTTCTGCTGTCTCGAGCACTGTGTCGCCATTGCCATCTACACGGAAGATGATGCTGAGCCGTCCTGTTGCTCGCACTCTCGAAAACGTCAGCGGTGTGTACTGGATCCGCTCAAGAAAGAGCGTCGCTGTGTTCGGCTTCTGGAGTACGGAGTCGTCGAAAAAACCAACCGAATCGAAAAAGGTCAGCTGATTTGCAAAGTCCCTCAGTTTAGCGAGCATTCTCCCACTCCTTTAGGAGCTCCTTCACGTAGCTGTTCAGGTTGAAGTTTTCGAGTGCGTCCCGTAGATATCGCTTGCCTTCTGTTCCTTTTCGTGCTATTTTTTGCCAGATTGCCCATGCTGTCCGTTCGAGCTCTTTGCCTGATTTGTTCAGCTTCAGGTGTGCCCATTTGCGTAGAGGCTCGATCGGTGCTCTATGCGGGCGTGTACCGTACTCAACGAAGGGAGCGTATTGCAAGTTTGAAAAGACCACAACCTCGTCGTAGTCTCGGGGTTCGACCTTCCATGACTGTGCAAGTGCTCCTGTGTTCGAAGCACGCTCGGTGATGTTCTCTACAATTCTTGCTTCCAAGTCCATTCCTGCAGCCATGAGGGTTTTGAGTAGCGCTTCCCTGAAGCGTTTGTCTGATACGAGGGCCTGTACTTTCTTCAAGCTGTCTTTGTCGATTATAAGTGTGATCTCCATCATAGCTCCGCTCCTTTTGTGCCTCTGTAGTGTCGCACAAGCATGCGGAGGTGTGCCTTTAGGTCATCCATGCTCTGCGAGGCGTTTGCGAGATTGAAGGAAGATAGCTTTTTGTAGTCGCCCGCGATCATTTCGTAGCAGTCTGCGAGCACGTCGTTCCAATAGATGATTTTTGCCTGCACCTCGACGATGCCTATAACGGCACTCGGGAAGGTCAGTGTGCCTGTTTCCTTGTCGAAGGTGAAATCTGTCACTTCTTGCCCGTTGACAAAGACTCGCTCCTTGTAGGTCTCATCCACCCTTTTGAACGGAATCTTCCACAGCTTTCCTTCTGCGTCGAGTCTTTCTGCTTTTAGCACCCTCACTTCGCTGTTGTCTTTGAGGATCTCTGCCAGTTCCGGATCCGTGAACAGTTCGCTGTTTTTGTCTGGTATCTTCATGCGCAGGTACTCGATGTTCGTCATTTGTCTCACCGCCTTCGTGATAGCGCCTTAGCAGTCCAATCCCCACACTTTCACCTCACAAAAAGCGGGGGCACATCCCCCGCTTACTGCGTAATGATCTTGACAACTCTGTTTGCGTCGAGCAGTTTCACTGCGTAGTGCATTGTTGCTGCGATGACGGTTGTCCTCTTGAGAATGTCCCTGTCCTGCTCGATCTTGAGTTCTCTCTTGTATGCAACCGCAACGGGCTCCCTCCTGAGAAGCAGAGCCACGTAGGTGTTAGGTGTTCCACTCACAACAGAGACTCTGTCGCTGATCACGACTGGTATTCCAGCGATCTTTCCAATCGCCTGATAGCCTGCAACCATCACGGGTTGTCCGAATGCGGAAGCGTTGATGAAGTTGGAGTCCTTCAACAAGTCACTTGCCTGTTTTGAGTGCACCACGAGGGCTACAACGTCGTCGTAGTTTTCGCCGAATTTTGCAAGAGCCTCGACGATGTACTCGTATCTGAGCACGCCGTCCGCAGAGTGATCTACGACGTTTGTGGTGCTTTCGAGCTCGGCTTTGATATCGGTGTCGACCTTGAGGGCAAGGACCGTCGCAAGCTGTCTTGCGGCTTCGGCAATGGGATCTCCTATTGCTGTCAGGATCGCAGTGTCGGAGATCTCAACCGCTTTTCCAATCTCCTTGACTGTTGCGGTTGTATCGGATGCAGAGAGCACTTCAGTCGTCATTGCTTGCGCTTCGGTCAGGTCGGTCGCTTCAGACAACGTTCCCCATTTTGGAAAGTGAATTGTATCGCCCGGTTTCCCCTGAAGGTCGTTGTAGACTTTCGCAAACTTGAGGAGCTTGGCTTTTGTGAGAAATTCTCCCTCGACAATGTTTGCAAACACTTCGGGCACTACAAGGTTAGATTTCACCGTTACTGCCATCTACATCACCCTCCTACCAGCCTTCTCCAGATGTCTGGATACTTTGTGAAGATCTCAACTTGCTTCTCGTAAGGTAGAGCAAGGAGTTCTTCGCGTGTCGTTGGAAGCTCTTCAAGGGGAGTTTCGGTTGTTCTGAACGTTCCCTTTTCGAGTGAGGCGAGGCGCTCGTTGACTTTCTGCTCGATGAGTTCGTTCAGTTTTGAAGCGACTCTTTCGACCGCTTCTGTGAGAGTTTCTTTCGCCTCAGAAAGGCTTTTGTCGAGCAGGGGCGTGACGTCTATCAGGTCTGCGAACTCTTCCGGGAGTCCTTTTGCTTGCATGTATGTGCGTTTGAGATCCTCGAGAGCTTCAGCGCGTTCTTGCTTAATGAGTTGTTCCCACTCCCCCTTCTCTTTCAGTTTCTCTATCTCTGCTTGCTTTCTGAGCTTTTTCTCCCGCGTCTGAATCGCTTCAGTGACTCTTCTGTCGATGACAGACTGAAGCTCCTTCTTACTCATGATCGCAACTTCCTCGGGATCGAGCCCCAGCTGAATCGCTGTTGCCCGAAGAACCTCGATGGGATCCTGATCGTCGTAGACAACTTCCTCTTGCGCTTCCTGAGTCCTGCTCTCCACGACCTCTTGTTCGAGTTCGGGAGAGTCAGTCCTCTTTTCCTCTGCCATCTAAATCCCTCCTTTACTTTGTTGCCCACGGGCATTTGTACCTTTCTGCGAGAGCTCTTGCTTTTGCGGCAATGCTCTGCTCTTTGCTCATGATCGCTCTTCTGTATGCCGCAAGAAGCCCTGCGCAGGAGACTTTCCACTCGCCGTCGACGTACTTCTTGTAGGGATAGCGCTTGTTCTCAGGGTCGAGAAATGCATGTGCTGGCCATTCTTCTCGTTCTTTTGATCCTGCGGGTGGTGGGTTCCAGGCTTTTTGACACTCCCAATCCCCTGAAGGAGATGGGATTCTTAGCAGCTCTTTAGGCTGCCTTCCATGGAGTATTTTTAACTCCATGGCCACAGAGGTGCGGCTTAAACCTCACACCCCTGACGGGTGCCAACCCCGCTACTACCTGGCCTGTGCCAGGATACCTTAACATGACCAACAAGCAAGCCTCTTACCCGTTCCCCTGAAGCGGAAGGGCTTGCGAGGCTGTTTTTCTGTCATTCTTCATCACCTCGGGCATCCTCATCCCTCCCTCACAAATGCGTATACTCTCTTCGGAATTGCAAGCAGTCGATGTCTGCACTGGATGTGAGGATGCAGAAACGTACCATGGCGTGCACGG